GTAAGGCATGGTGTTTGTGCGGTATCGTGCGGTGTTTCCGTATTCGCCACCAACAATGTATCGTTCCTCGACGAACCCAAGGTCGTTGGATATGTGAGCGATGCATTTCAGGTTGGTTCCAACGTGTTCGGATGGGTCCATCTCTAGCAATGGGCATACCCTTATCCCGAACGTGTCACCCCAGGCGCGAAGGTCTTCATATGGCTCAACGTAACCTTCACCGTCACCTACCTCGAACAGCTGGAATGGTTCAGCCAGGTCATAGATCTCTGACCGTGCATTGATCGTCCAGAAACCTGCAACCATCCAGAAGTGCGGCATATGCTTCTTGGTTGTTCCCACAAACTTTGCGGATAGATACCAATGGGCATCTCGTAGGTGAGGGTTCTCGCTGGCTAGGCATGGAGTTCCATCTTCCTCAAGGATCCAGATCGTTCCATGCTCCAACTTCGCAACAATGACTACGGGCGCATCATATCTCTTGAATATAGTCAGGTTCTTGCCGTCCGCCTGTGGGAGAGTGTCCGACCTTTCCAGCTTGATGTGCTGACCCAATGGATTCTTCCCCTCTGCTGCCATGACCGTTTGCTTGCGCCTCTCCGATCTCTGTTCCAGCTCCTTCCAAATCTCTTTGCTCATTTTCATGACGCGCTACCCTTCTCTCTTCTGCCACTGCTTCCAGATCGTCCGAGTGGACCATGATCCAGAATCCAGGTCTCCCCTTCTCATTGAGGCAAACCACTGGTATTTTGTTTTCCTTGATTGCGAGTTTCTTGACGCTGTCCCACAGGGTTACAGCCGTGTGCTTGGTGCGGTGCTTAGCCTCCACAAACAAGACTGGGTGGCGGGAATCAGATCGTGTGTGACCTGAGTTCCCGCCAGATAACGGTGTGCGAAGCGTTCCGAAGAACGATGCGATCTTGCGCTCGACCGCTTTCCATGTCTTGGTTGGTGGCATTACAACGTGGTAAGAAGTTCTTCCATCTTCGCCAGATCTTGGAGGATCAACGGCTTGAATGATTGGATATCAGATATCGGACTGCGCTCAACATTGTGACGTAAGGCTCTCACGAACTTCACAATATCATCTACCTTCTGGCGGATGGCACCTTGATAGAACATCAGATCAATGGTTTCCTCACCTATGTCCGCCAACAGATTCTTACGCTCCCACAAGTTGCCACCGTGTTCAGCCTGTCCAGACTGATACTTGGCCCTTGCCTTCGTGGTGAACTCCGTCACCGCCTGTTCCATACTGTTGAGTTGTTCCGGTGTCATTATAGTAATCCTGATTCCCTTAATCTGTTTGCGATATCCAGCGTGATCTTGAGATCCTGCTTGAGGTATTCGTCTGCTTCGACACGGTTTTCCTTCCATGTATCCGCAAAGAACTTTCCAACATCCGACTTGTCACCGTAACCAAAGGCGACACTGGTGTTGCGGAGAGACCGCTTGTTCTTGCGGCGATCAAAGCTACCAAACTCTGTGACCTGGTGTAGATCCCTGAACTGTTTACCTGCACCACCGTAGTTCCCCCCTGTGAAGAAGGATGGCGGGATCTTCAGCTTGTGGTAGACAGCCCTCATCACGATGAACGGTATGTCGAAGTCGTTTGAGTTGAACCCAACAAACGTGGCGTCCGTGTGATGCGTTTCCACGAACATGAAGAACGCTTCCAGATCCTTGCGTTCATCAGCAAGTGTCTTGGTGGTTTCGCCGTGTGAAATAATCGTTTCCGTCTTGTCTGACTTGATCCCAATGGCATAGATCATGCCGGTCTCAGGTCGTAACGCTGCATCACGGAACCATGCACGCTGCTTGGCGTCGATTGCATCAGCAATCTTATCCTCTTTGGTGTAGTTCTTTGGTGCGTAAAATTTTGGCATGACCGGCAGCAGGATCTCATCCGGTAATGCTCCTGTCTCAATGTCGTAGGCGTAGAGTTGGCTCATAAGTAAGAGAAAGAAAGTTGTTGTTGGGTGAGAAAGGGCGGGATGGAGTTGAAGCTCCACCCCGCTTGCAATGATTATCAGGAAACAAAATTACCAAGGCACGTCATCGTCGCTGGACGGTGCGCCACTTTGAGAAACAGCAGTGTGCGGAGCGGGATTGCCCTGTGGTCGATGTTGAGGTTGACTTTGATCGCCGTCACGATCAGGCCAATCGATCGGGATGATCTCATTGGAGTTGATGGACAGACGAGAACGTTTCTGTCCGGTGTTCTTATCCTCCCACTGCTCCTGCTTCAGCTCGCCGGAAACGATGATGCGTTGCCCCTTGAAGCAGAACTTCCCTGCGAATTCGGCCTGTCCTTGAAACAGACCAACGTCGACGAATGATGTTTGCTCCCTCTTTTCCCCCGTGTTCTTGTCCTTCCAGCTTTTGTTGACTGCCACGCTCAGGTTGCAGATAGCTGTGCCGCTTGGTGTGAATTTCACCTCGGGATCACGTGTGAGTCTCCCGCTTATCGTTACTTTATTCAGGTCGTTCATGTGTATTACTTATTGCTGCATGTATTACGTTGTGTCAAAAAAATTATGCGGCTGGTTGAGCCTGTGCTTTAAGAGAGGCAAGCTTGGCTTCCGCTTTCGGAATTGCCTGCCGTGCTAGATCCTCACCAACATCTGCCCAGGAGTTTACCTTGAGCCATGCAAACGCTTTCGCATCATCTGTTCCAATCTCAGCCAGCAACTCCCGCAACCTATCAATGGCTGGAGAGCAAGCCGAAGAATTGGAAGACTGAGCGGTGGGCGCAGTCGGTTGCGGGGTTGAGGCTGGTGATTGAGTTGGGGAATTGCCGGTAAGCCATCCACGAATCTTCTGCCCAGTTTCCTCCGTGATATGAGGAACGATAGGTTGGTCAACAGGAAATAACCCTGTGCGATCCTTGGTTCCGATGGCTGAATTGGTGTAATTGATATCAAAGATCACGGTGAATTCGAATTCTGCACCATCACGAAACACAGGGGCCATGCCAACACGTTTGGGAACATTCTTCCCTCGGCTATCCTGTTCAAGCACATACTCCTGCTTGGATCTTAAGCAAACAATCACATGGATCTTGCTTTGAAGAATGGTGTCTATGGATTCCTTGAACTTGCGTCCGGCTTCCTTCCAGTTTGTGAAGCTGTTGTTTGCTCCCGACCTCGCCTTATCCAGGTTGTCCTTGTAATCCAACACACCCTCCCATAGGTGAGATCCTGAATCGATAATCACACACTCAAGACCTGATTGCTCGGCTGCTCGGATTGCTTCAGAAAACTTCTCCGCCTGGAATGGTGGTTGCATGTCGATCGTTAAGAACTGATATCGATCGCTGTATAAGGAAGCAGATCCGTTCTCAGTGTCAATGACACCGATCTTCCCTGAATCAAGTGCGCCTTCCCCTACCAGCCCCTTGGCAAGCCGGATGGCGCTCATTGTTTTCCCTGCTCCAGATGCCCCTGTTATGCAGAGCTTAATAAATGCGGCCTGCTTCGTGGCCTGTTTGAACTGTATCATGATACTATTGTTTACTTTCCGTGTGTTTGTTTCTTGTTTGTTAAACGGATGCACTCGTTGATGAATGCATCTTTGTTAGTCTTTCCAGATACGGACCTTAAGATCTTGTCTGATTCTGGCGAAAGTTGGATGGTTTCAAGGCGCGATCCCGCCTGTGGTTCATAGGGTTTACTCATGGCTTCCGTGTGACTGATATTAATATGGTTCATGTCTTTGGTTTTCGCAACCATTAAAATCAAATTTTAATCCTATCTCTGGAATGACACTTTGGCAGGAGACACCTTACCTTGAGCGGCGAGTGCGAGCGGGTTAATGGTGGACATTGTTACCATCGGATATGTCAGCGAGTCGAACACGTGGAGGTGCTTTGATCGCTTTGGTTTCATCCTTGCATCTGGATCATAGGATCCTTTCGGCTTCTCGCTTTGGAGGAAGTGGAACATGTCGATGGTCTTGATACAGGTTGCGCTGACGGCGATATCCTCGGACACCAGGAGGTCCATGAGGATTCGAACACGTGTAAGCACTGATCCTTTCCCCTTTGGAGCAGGCTTCATCTTGATCCTACCGCCAGACAGAATCTCAACGGTGCGATGATCCAGTGATCCATCTGGACGCAGCTGGTTGAACGCTGAATCATCAGAGATATGCTCGAAGTGGAACTTGTGCTTGCACCTGGCGTCCCAATAGTTCATGCGTTTGATCAACTGAGGAACAATCTTGAAGTAAGGTAGCCTGCGTTCTACGAAGTTGAGTTCATCAAACACAATCCACATTGCCCTGTCTGCGCCGATCAGGTATTGCAGGAAATGGATGGATGAGTGAGCTGGGCCGAGGTCATACCCAACGATGATCGGGAACTCTATGGATGGAACCAAGCCAATGTTCTTAAGAGCAT